ATCGTGCGGGAGTCCAGGCATCCGGGCAGGGACAGCGCCCACCTCACCGTCTCGACGTGACGACGGAAGGCGAAGTTGTCAGTCGCGGCCAGCGCGTCGATGAAGCCCTTGAGCATTACGCCGACATGATCGCGGGAGATGAAGGCCTCGGTCTCCTTGCGTAGGTTGTCACCATCACGCGTAGACCAGGCAGGATGATTGGCATCCACTTGGAACACATGACGAGACTGCGACATCTCGCGATACGGCAGCACGCCGTTCTCGCGCATCTTCTCCTGGACCTTCTTAGGCTGAGAGAAGAACCAAGCGTCAAAGCTCTTCGCATCCCTAGCCGGAGCAGAGAGGTCGTTGATGCTAGCCTTGGTCACATCTCGTAGTGGAAAGGATATTACTCAGCGGGCAAGTGGCAAAGGTTGAGCCATAGCCCATCCATCTGAAAGTCTATCATCCCATGCCTACGCATCCGGTAGATGAGCGAGGTCACCTTGCCTTCGTACTCGATAGCCTGGTCGATGTGTTCCCTCAGGTCGGTAGTGCTCAGTGTCTTGGGCCATCGCTTCATCTCTTCCCTGATTGCATCGTTGTGCCTCTGCTTGCGTTCGGCTGCGACCTTGGTGGCCTGGGTTCGGATGGCTTCCATCTTCTCCGGCATGGTACGCCAAGCGTTCAGCCTGATCTTAGTCCACTTGCGCTTGAGGGCTAGGTACCTGAGCTGAGCGGGGGTCAGCCTCTTCGGTCTACGTTGGGTCATCGCGGTAGGTTAAATTGAGAGACTTACGAGGGCGTCCCCAAGCGTCAGCGCAAGGGGGTAGCCCGAAGTACCCTTAACTTTAGTTAAGGACGGATGTTGAGTGGGATGTTGAGAGGGGGTGGAAGGGTAGGCCATAGATAGGGTATGGGGATACTGACCCTCAGTTGACCCGAAGACGCCTTGGCGACCCCTTGGCGGGGCTGGAATCGCTATGCCTAGGTGTGGCCTCGGTGGCGTTCTGGGAGGGGGGCTGGCTGTATTCCCAGCGGATGACCCCCTTCTCGGCGGCGTGGCGAATGTGAATCTCGCCCTTGAACTGCCCTTCGGAGTCTCGGAGGCCGGCACGGCCACGGCGCTTGGTCAGGCCGAACTTGTAGATCGGCTCGTCGCCCTGGCATCGGAAGAGGACGGCGACCTCGCGAAAGTAGTTAGTGAACTCGGACGACCCTAGGCCCGCGTATGCTAGGTCGGCGACGGTGTGGCCTTCCTTGTCGCTGGCGGCCTTGGGCTTGCCGGTGTGGTGCATGGCCACGAGGACGGCGCCTGTCTCGAGGAGGATCGGGGCGAGGTCATGGCGCAGGAACTTGGATGCCTGCTCCTGGTCGGACACGTCGATGCCGGCGAAAGAGAGCAGCGGGTCGACGAAGACGATGTCTGCCCGGTGTTCGCGGACTAGGTCGGCGAGGGCGGCGGTAAAGGCGGTGCCTGTGCTGACGGTGTCGCGGAAGATGGCAAGGGACTCGCGCAGCTGGTCACGCTCGGTGCTGTCGAGGTAGGCACCTGCCACGACGTCTTGCAAAGCCTCGGAGACGTCGCCCGCGTCATTCTCGGCCTGAAGGATGATGGCCCGCAGGGGTCGGGCTGGCTTGACGCCGAAGAAGTCACGGCCTAACGCCCAATGGACGGCGGCCTGCATCATCAGGGACGACTTACCCGTGCCGGACTGCCCGACGATCAGGAGGGAGCCGCCCTTGCATAGCCAGCGGTTGCCTAGGACGGTGTTGGGGTCGTCCTTGCGGTCGAAGGCCATGAGGTCGTCGAAGGCCATGCGCTTCGGGCCGTGCTTGACCTTGGAGCCCTTGCGCTTGTCGGCGAGTCGGGCATAATGGTCGAGCAGGACGTCAGGGTCAGTGGTCGGGTCGAGGGCGTGTCCTGCTAGGTTGGCGGCCTCGCGTAAGGTCGCCATGCGCCGGATGATGTCGACGTGTTCAGGGCGATATGTCGATTGACCGCATTCGGTGACCAGGAGGGAGACGCTTGTGGCGTCCACTGGCGATCGGTCAAAGCGAAGCCGCTCGGTGACGGTCAGTTCGTCGGCGACCATCCCGTCGAGCTGAAGCGAGCAGATGGCCCTGGCGATGTCAGCGTGGGCAGGCTCGAAGAAGTCGTCGTGCGATAGGTAGGAGGGGAAAGGGAGCGCGTCACGGAGAAGGACGCCGAGGAGGTGGCGTTCCGCCGGCACGTTGTTCGGAGGAGTCATGGAAGAGAGGGTTGGGGTTTGGGGGCGTGGGTGCCCGTGGTCAAGATGCTTTGCGGAGCAGGCGGTCGAGGTCGGCCTTGCGGTAATGGGGGACAGGGCGAGGCGTGCGGAAGACCTTGCGGGCGATGTCAGCGCCGTCGATGCGGTACTGGATGCCGCGGACGGTGCGCCGGGACTTGCGGGCGTACTGATTGAGGGTGACCCATCCTTCAGGGGTCTTGAACGCCTCGAGGGATAGGGCGGCCTGATGGGCCAAGGCCCAAGTCTTGAACCTGGGCGACAGGCGATAGATGAGGCGGTTGTGCTTGATGCGGCGCTCTTCGGCGAAGCCTGCCCTGACGATGCGGGCGATGGGGACGCGGACACCGGCGATGGTGTTAAGGCTGAGTAGCGGGGCAACGTCGATGGTCCTGATCCAGCCAGGGGGCACGTCTCTAGCATCCTCGCGTAAGGCGTCGATGAGGCCAGCGGGGTCGAAGCGCTTCATTTGGCCTTTGGCGTGAATACCTTGAGGTCGGTGGTCCAGACCCAGCGGGAGCCGACGCGGTGGACGAGCCAGACCTTCCAGTCCTTGCCGTCGACCCAGCCGGCGGCAAAGCCTGAGCCCCAGCGGGAGGTGGCAAGGCGATGCGATGCGTAGGCCATGGCGTCTTTCTGGCAGAGACAGCCGGCGGAGAATGCCGCGCCGCCTTCGGCCTTGGTAAGGTTAACCTGGGCGAGGGTGTGCGTGTGCCCGTGGATCAGTGCGCCGCCTCGGTCGGCGTAGTGCTTGCCCTGCTCTGCGGTGGCGTTGAGCCCGTGGGCGTAGCCGTGGATGAAGGCGACCTGCCCGAGTCGGTAGACGCCCTTCTCGGCGTGGTAGGGCAGGATGGTCTTGGCTCCGCAGCTCTTCGCGGTGGTCTTGATGCGGGCCTCGAGGTCAGCGCAGTAGTCGCGTACCAGGGCGGAGCCCGAGGTGTGCTGGAGGGCTTGGGCCCGGTGCTCGTGATTGCCCATCAGGTAGACGGTGGGCTTGGTACGCTCGAGGAAGGCCTCACCGGCCTCGATGTCCGAGATGAGGGACTCAGCGCCTTCAGCATCCTGCCCGGCTCCACGACGCAGGGATCGGAAGTCAAAGCAGTCGCCGAGGTGGACGCGGACGGTCGGCTTGTAGTCCTTGATGAACTCGACGAGGGCCTCGACGGCGTTCTCGTCGGCCATGTCGCCGTGGTTATCGCCGAAGGCAACGAAGCGGGTAGGTGTGCTCATCGGGCGTTCAGGTAAGGGATGGGCTTGCCGGCATCGAAGGCCGCGAGCATCTCGTCACGGCGCTGGCGGGCGGTGGTCAGGTCGCCGCCGATGTTCTCGACGATGTCCTTGCCGCGTCGACGCAGGCGGAACCAATAGCAGTCGCCCAGGCGTTGAAGGTGGTGGTTCGGGTTGTCCTTCACGTTGCGTTCGGACTTACGCTGGCCGTGGCACACTGTATACTTCGGGCAGGCGAGCAGGAAGGCCACGCGCTCAGGGGGCAGGCCGACCTTGCGGGCCCACGCCAGCGTCTCAGGGGTCAGAGTCTCCATGACTTGGCGAGGATGCGTCCTTCGGACATGATCTGCTGACGGGAGTTAGGCTTGAAGATATACTCCTGGTCGAAGAGGTGGCTGGCCCTGATCTCGGCAATGCTGTCGAGTTCCTCATCGTTAGCCGGGCCGACGCCGGCGGTGGCGACGTAGACCGTGCGGACCTTCCAGCCTTTCTCCCAGAGGATTTCCTGACAGACCCGCAGCTCATTGATGTAGCGCCAGTCAGAGCAAACGACCGTCTCGGGGGAGGGCTGGTCGTGGTGCTTCATGACCGGGCACCAGTTGGCGAAATGGCGGGCGAAGACGTCGCGGTCTAGGCGCCGTGCGAACTTGCCCGCGTGAACGAGGAAGTCGCGGTTGTCGCACTTGAAGTCCTCGCGGAAGAAGTTCCCGTCGATGCCTAGGTAATCCATGTAGTGGTTCGCGGCCTCCTTGAGGGCGTCGGCGAAGTTGATGTGCTCGGCAGGGCGGGTGGACCACTCAAGGATTCCAGAGGCAAGGCTATCCTTACCTGCGCGGGCAAATCCGCTTATTAAGATTAAAGTTGGTGCGGGCATTTTATTATCGTTTGGCATGGGAAAGGACATTGATGCAGACGGCCATGAACTCGTCAACAGTCATGTCGTTCTTGCATTGGTTGACCTCCGGGGCGAGCCACTGGAGGTTTGAGGGTTCATTCCTGCCGCCCTTGGAGACAGGGATGATGTGATCTAACTCAGCCGACCTATCTAATCGCTTTCCTGTAAGCGCGCATTTGCCGCGTTGTTTATGCCATAGCCAGAATATGGCATTTCTAATGGTAGCAATGTCGCCCTGCTTTGTTCTCCATGTAGACCTTCTAGCCCTGGTATGAAAGAAACGCTTTTTAGTTCTTTCGGCTTCAACGCGCCGTGAATACTCCTTGTTCTTTTCTCGCCAGCGTTTGATGGCCTGACGATGGCTGTCCTTATTCTTCGCCCGCCAATTGGCTTGGGTCTGCCTTGCCCTTTCGGGGTTGGCAGCGGCCCAAGCCTTTAAGCGTTTAAG